TAGAAAGAACGACTAAAGGAAGAGCCATAACAGAGAAAGGAGTAGATTACCTTGTCGAAAACTATTCGTAAGACTGTACAGATGTCTTTAATGGAATTGAAACATGGGGAAGATATAGAGTCACTTGTGTTAAATACCATTGTAAAAGCAAAAGGGCATCAGAAGAATGCTAGTGAAATATTAGGTATTTCAGAATCCACTCTTTGTAGATGGATACAACAATTAGACCTGTCAAAAAAGGTTGGTAGAGTAAGAAATAACAATGGACTGCTCCCAACTCCTAAAGCCTTAACAATTGAAATAGATGATGGAGATATTGCAAAAATAACTCCATGCTTAGAATGTGGAATTCAATTTAAAGAATTAAAAGTTTCAAACATAACTGGAGTTAACTTTACTGAAGGTTCGACTGTGGCTGTGGTAAGAGATGAATTAAATCGTAAACATCACTTCACATTAATTAGCAGGGTAGTCTCTTCTATATAGTTAGAACATAGGTGGCACAATCAATAAGTCTGCCACCCTGTAATCATCTAACGAACAAGCATTAAATAGCAAAAGGTATAGGTATGTCAAGTAATTTTGATGGAAATATTTCAATAATCCATGATATTTCAACAGAAATTATTGAATTGAAGAACCAAAGAAAAGAAATTGAACAACAAATTAAACGTAGAGAGGCAGATGCAAACACTTTATTAGAAGATTTTTATAAATTAGCTGATGCTTCTGAAAGACTAGATATTTCACCTCAATCTATATTAAGAAGAATTAAAAGCGGTGAATATATTGGAGTACGTTTTAATAAAACTTGGTATGTAAAGTCTGCTCAAGTAGATGATGAATATGAGCTTATAAGTAGATTAAAAAGAGGGGTATAACTTGACTGACAACAACGTAAATTTTGAAGCAAACATAGAAGATTTCTCAAAAGAAAATTTAGAGGCATGGGAATTTCACCAACGTCCATCTAACGATAAAGGTGATAGTGACACATTTACAGCAAGGGTTGACCCTGCATTAGGACGAATTATTGACGAATTAATTATAGATTGTAAAGGACAAGGATTGCCATTAAGTGCAAGAGCAGATTTTGTAAGACTCGCATTGTTTAGAACATCTCAAGATATTCAAAGATATCTAAATAATAATGATGAAGGGATTACTAACTATTTACTTCTTGAAAAACAGGTTATGCAAGAGGCTCACAAATCAGCAATGTTAGAAAAGGTTTTACAAAATGTTCAAAACCTGACTAAAGGATTAGCAGTTTTATCTGCTGACTACAGACAAGATTGGGACGAGGTTAATAAACGAATTACTGACTTCTTAAAACCTGTCATGACAATTAAGGAAACTGAACCCTTTTTAGCAAAACTTTATGTATCTGAGTTATTTCAGTACACAAAGTTTAAAGATATTTTGTCAAATTTAAAACAGCATAAAAGAATAAGTAAGGTAATTAGAGATGCAGAAAAATTTTATAAATCAAATAAATAAAGTAGTTCAAAATCCTGAAAGTGTTGGATTGCCATATAGTTATTTAAGAGGTGGTCAGTTAGATGCTATCAGTTGGATATACGATGAAGATTGGTTATATGAAAGGGACGATAATAAGGTAAAAGTTATAGAAGCCCCTACAGGTACAGGTAAAACTGGAATTGTTCTAACTTTATCTGCAATGTTTCCTGACCAAAGAATATTAGTTTTATGTGCTACAAAACTTGAACAAGCACAATATGAAAATAATGTTACTGAAAGGTATGAAGGATTTGTTTCGGTAAAAGGGCGTAATAATTTTCATTGCCATCTGGATAACCCAACTACATCTGTAGAGTGTTCAACGTCTACTTGCTTTGAATCTCATGTAGATACTGCTAGGTGTTCTGTTTACACAGAAGGTGGAGAAAAATTTAAATGTCCGATACGAATGGATTGTGCATACTTTCAACAATTGGAATCAATTAAAGAAAAGAAGATTGTAGTTACTAACTATGCTTATGGGTTGACTATGCTTAATTTCAACTCAGAAGCCTTTGGTAAATTCGATATTATAGTTTCAGATGAAGGTCATGTTTTAGACCAGATGCTTGAACAATTTATTCAAGTTAGATTATCTACAAGGCAAATGGATAATCTTTATTCAATTCCTTTACCTGACTAT